TTGATACAGGTTTGTGCCATCAGAACGGAAGGTAAAGTAGTCTTTTGCCCCAGCAGCAGTCGAGAGCGTAGGTGCAGTACCCGCCGCCCACTTGAACACCGAGTTCCAAGTAAGCGTGTTGCTACCTGCGTTTTGAATGACCGCCAAGGCGTAGAACGCACCGTTCTTTAGGTTGGTCGGCGCACCCATAGTCCTATTCGACGATACGAACGTAAACGTGGCAACTTGATTGTTTGTATCCCAAGCCACGGTAGCGGCATCAGTCAGCGCAGTGTTAGCCGCCCAACCAACGGTCACTTTAACTTCAGCGGGTGCAGTCGTACCCAACGCTGGTGGTGAAGCAAAGTAGTTAGTAAAGCCCGTGCCAGACACCGTTGAGGATGCCGCAAGGGTTGTGAATGCGCCCGTTGTCGGAGTAGTCGCGCCCACAGTGCCGTTGACGTTGATTGATGCCGTGCCAGTCAGGTTAGTGACCGTGCCGCTTGAGGGTGTACCCAGAGCGCCGCCGTTAACCACCACAGCGCCTGCGGTACCGACGTTGACACCGATAGCAGTCTGCACGCCTGTACCGAGCGCTGTGAGCCCTGTGCCGCCGTTAGCAATCGCCAACGTACCTGCAAGGGTGACAGCGCCAGACGTTGCGGTGCTAGGTGTAAGTCCGGTCGTGCCGGCGGTAAATGAAGTCACACCTGCTGCAGCGGCTTTTGACGCAAGCACCTGCACAACGCCTGCGCTGTCTTCGTAGAAGAGCTTGCCGTCGTTGTTGTTGAGCGCTAACTCGCCGGGCTCTAAGTTGGCCGCCGTAGGCACAGCCGCCGCGGTCGTCGAGAGGTAAAGTTTGATTGGGGTAAAGCCGCTCTGAGCCATTAGAATGTACCTCCAGAAATGCCACCCGTAGCAGTCAGTGCGCCCGTAGATGGAACAAATGATAATTTAGTTGATGTGACTTTTTGTGGCAGGTTGCCGGTGTTAGCAGTCACCCAAGTTGGGTACACAGCGACCGCTGTTGCGGCGTCATCTGTGATTGCGGTGTTCGTTGCGTTTGTAGCCGAGCCGACCACTAAACTTGACTGACTTGCCCAAGTGGGTGACGCAGCACCAGCAGAGAGTAATACCTCGCTTGATGTGCCTGCCGCAGAAAACGCATACGCCGTACCCGTACCGTAGCCGATTCCACCGTTAGTCGGCGTGGCGGTTGAGTTTGTCCCGCCGTTTGCAATTGGTAGCGTCCCAGTCACGCCTGTTGTCAGCGGCAAGCCTGTTGCGCTGGTCAGAACGATAGCGGATGGGGTGCCAAGATTCGGCGTGGTCAGCACTGGGCTGGTGGCTAAAACATTATTGCCAGTGCCTGTGTTTGTAACACTCACCACCTGTTTGCTGGCGTTGAGAGCCAGCGCAGTTGAGGCTGTCAAACCAGATAGCGTAGTAGTTGATGAGGCAGTTAACGTGCTAAACGAGGCGTCAGGAGCCGCCAGCGTTGTGCCGTTAAATGTTAAAACAGCCCCCATGACTAACTGATTGGTCAGGTTTTGATAAGCCACACCGTAAGACGTTCCGTTCAGCGCGTACAGCTCTGTAATATCACTGTTGGTGCCTGACTTGGCGGCAACTAGATTTGTCCTTGCATCGGTGGCGTTTGTTGCGTTCGTCCCGCCGAGGGCTATGGTAACGGGTGCGGTAAGGCTAAACTGAGTGCCAGTAAGGGTTAGCCCCGTCCCTGCTGTGTATGAGCCTACCCCGGCAAATTGAACCCAAGTAATGGGAGTCGTGCCTAAAGTGCCACCAGCATTGGATGTGCAAACCCAACCAGTGTCGGCCTGAGTCGTGCCTGTTTCGATAAAGGCGAACGCCCCCGGCACTTCTGCCCAAGTGTCCATGTCCGTTGCACGAGTCCATGCACCCGCCGCAACCAAATAAATTCCGTTGTTTTGGCTCAATGTTTGGTTTTTAACCAAACACCTATCTCCAGCAATCAACGCCACGCCATCAATCGTCTGCGCTCCAGACAACGTGATATTTGCCGTGGTTGCCGCCACGCAAGACGCTTTGGGGTCTAGCCCCTGCGCGACCGCGTCGACGTAGCTCTTATTAGCGATGTCATTTGCACCTGAGGGCGCTGTCGTGATTGAGCCAGTCGTGAGCGTGACAGCGTCGATTGTAGTATTTGCAGCTAGAGTCAGTTGACCCTGAGCGTTAACCGTGAAGGTAGCAACCTGATACGACGAGCCATAAGCCGCAGCCGTCACCGCCGTGTTAGCGATTGAGATGGTGCCAGTAGTGGTGATCGGGCCACCCGTCAAACCAGTACCCGTAGCGATCGAGGTCACACCCGTCGAAGCCGTCGAGAGCACGCTCCATGCGCTATTTGTATATGCCTCAAATTGAGCAATTGTGGTGTTGTAGCGCAGTATGCCGTTCGTGGGCGAGGCGGTACGCTGCGCAGTAGTGCCGACAGGGATAACGACGCCACCAGTGCCCGGAATCGTTGGATCCGCCGAAATTGCCACCGTTGCAATTGATCCGACAGTAGTTACATCAATCTGATTTGTCGTACCAGAGACTGAAGTGAGCGTACCGTCACCGAGACCAAAGGTCTGCCAAGAGCCCGCGTAATAGCCCTCAAAGCGCGCGGTGTCAAGGTTATAGCGAACTTGACCAGTCGTAGCCCCACGTTGTGCAGTCGTGCCGTTAGGCAGCGTGATACCAGCGGTACCGGGGGCGATAAAGTTCGCCGCTAAGCTGATTGTGGGTGTCGATGAACCATCACCACCTGTCACGCCGATCTGATTGCCGGTACCTGTGATCGTCACGGGTGAAATAGTAGAGGACGAGCCTAATGCCAATATGCCTGTGCCCGAAGCGTTTGCAAGAGCTAACGCCAACCCAGTTAACGCAAAAGTTGGGTCACCACTTATACCAGTACCATTCGTCACGCCAATGCCATTGCCGCTCGTAGCCAGCGTGCGAGCAGCGATTGTGTTGGGTGCGGTCTTCACGATCACGCCATTTGAGGCAGACTCGAGCGAGGCTGAGGTGCCGTTCAGCGCGATGGTGTAGGGCGCTTGCGCACCACCGTCTGTGATGCCGAGCCCGACGCCTGTTGAGAAGTAACGGCTGTTAGGCAGCGTTGTTTGCAATCCAACAGTCAAAAATGTTTGCGTGAGCGAGGGGCTCGAGGTAATTGCGGAGACAGTCGTTTGAACCGTCAATCCGTTCTGGACGACAGGTACTAGCTCAGTGCCGGTGATGGCCTGAGCTGCTGGAAGGGCTGTGATCCTGACGTCGGCCATATAAATCTCTACGGTGAAAGTACGTCTAAATTACCGTCATTCGGCGTATTCGCTTGCTCAGTTGCGATGCCAACATCATCTTTGTTCTGAATGTCAGGATCAAGGATAATGTTGTTGTGCTGCTCTGCAACATCCTCATCTGGGCGAGGAAAACGTATCGTAATCTTTTCAGACTGCCTTGCCGGCAACCTATATGGGTCAAACTGGTCGCTACACGACTCGGAACAAACCTTGATAGCGGGGATGTTGCCGTCTGCACGCATGTCGCTATAAGGTCTTTTCATCTTGCAACGATCGCATATGAAAACACTCAAACTACTGTTACCAATTGTATCAAGGAAGCGAGGCATTTTATACCCCCTTACCGAGTGTACATACTGATATTCGGGCTGATCATAATAGGTGACTTATCACGGTTCTCGTTCTGAGCCAGCATGAAGTGCTTCTCGTACTGCTGCTCAAGGTACGTTATACGCGCGGCATCAACTTGCGGCAACTCCAACGCCATCTGATGAGCCAAGCCGTTTTGAATAGCCATGTAAAAGTACTGGGGGATCTCAATCTCACCGCTCAAGTCACCCACGTCTTGGATGTAACGGTTTAGCCACAGCTCGAGCTGAGGGCTGATGTTGTCAGGCACGGGCCAGACTTCCATGTTGGGCTGAGGGATCGTGCGATTAAACCAGTACTGCAAAGGGCGCAACGCTGTAAACGAACGATTAGGCAGCGAGCTGTAGTCATCACGATTCATGCGCGACATGTTGATCGACATCGGCATGGTGCCAAATACAACCTGATAGAAGCCCATATTGACACCCGCAGTCTGCTGAATACGCCAAAAAGGCGCTGTCTCAGAGGGGTCAAGGTCGTAATAAATCCAAGTGCCAGATGCCCACGTCTCTGCGCCGGGTGCGTAAACCGTCACCCAAGTTGTGCCGTCCATTGAGTACTGCAGATTCACGGTCACAGAACCGGACACCGCAGGCAAGATACCGATCGTGCTGATGTAGACAGGGCTGCTCGTGCCGTTTGCAATGCCGATAGAGCCCGTGTTGTTGCTCAGTTGACATATCAGGTCACCTACGCCGTTAAAAGCGTTCAGGGTGGTGCCTGACGTGCTGTTGGCACCCGTACTGATGTTAGTGAGCGTGCGGTAGTTGGCGTTGAGCACGTCAACCGTGCCCACGGGCAGGAAGTACTCGTACTTGTTTGGTTGCAGACCAACGATGACCTTGTTGATCGCCCAGTAGTTGACGCCGTAATTGCTCAAACTTGAGAGCAAGTAGTATAGGCTCTCCTTAGCGGCTTGCACCTGCTCGACGGTCAGCTCCTCGGCGAGCTTGCCCGCACGGCGTGCGCCGTGATCGATGAGCTGTTGCACCGAAATCGTAGTCTGAGAGACTGTGCCGCTAGTTGACATCTACCACCCCGGACATTTCCAGCGTTTTAAGGAGGCTTTTGCGCGTGGCGCATCGCCGCTTGCGTGCTTGACTACACCGCTCATCCTTGCGCAAAATGAATTTTTACGGCTACCACCCTCTGGCTGAGGGGCTTTCAGGTTTGACCCTGTAGCTGCATTGTACTTCGCACGACCTTTGGCTGTGAGTCCCGCGCCCTGATCTGTTGGCAATTTCTCGCCCCGACCGACTGCTAAAGAGACATCACCGCCGTCTTTCATCTTTGCAGTCTTTGCAGACTGCTTAAAAGCTGCTGCGGTCGGTGCTCCTGCGCTGCCTACCTTGCGCATACGCTCGCCCGAGCCCGCAGCAATACGTTCCTGCTTTTTGTGGATGTTCTCATATAGCCCACCGCTTTTCATCTTATCAGCCGCCGCAAACTCTTTGCCGACCTTCTGAGGCACACCGCCGAACCCACCTTTAGTGTGGGCGGCAGCCTGCATCAAGCGCTTTTGGGCGGGTGATTTGCTAGGCATGATTAGTTTGTGGGATTGACGTAGTGTTTTTGCATTTCTAGAATAATCGTATAGGTATCGCCCGCCGATCCATCTAGCGTTGTAAATGTAATGACACCTGTCTTGCCCGCGCCTGCGTTATTCCACAGCCCACCAAAGTCGGAAAGATCTTGGGTGTAGTTTGTATTTTGTGGAATGGTTCCAATAACCACCGGCGTAGTAGCTGCCCAGTTCATCTGGACTTCTAGGCCGTGAGTCATTGCGTGCATTTTTAAAATGCTCACCGCATCGCAAGCCCCGCCAGCGTTTGAGGGTAAAAGTGCAGAAGGCGTAACCTTTG